TTGATGACTTAAATAGTCCAAATTTCCTTCGTGACATCTTCACTCGTGCTATTTTGAAGTCGGAGATGACAATATTGAACGAATATACACATAAATTCAATCCATGTGGTGTTACATGTCTTTTTGCACTTGCCGAAAGTCATGTTTCTTGTCATACTTGGCCTGAATTGGGTCGTATGAACGCAGATTTCTTCACTTGCGGCGAAAAAGACCCCAGAATCAGTGCTAAATACATTATTAACGCTTTAGAATCGGAAAAATACAGAATTAGAGTCGTAAAAAGATAGAAAAAGCGGTATAAATAAAAACAACAAGCTTTTTGTGTAAATAGTGTCTAGAGCATTCAAAGATATCAATTTATCCTTCAAACGTCATCCTGTGACGAATGATGTGGTAACAATTCGTGATGAGGATGCAATAAAAAAGTCTGTAAAGAACATAATTTTTACAATTCTTGGAGAAAAACCTTTTGAACCTAATTTTGGTTCAATAGTTAATCAATCTTTGTTCGAGTTAAATACAACATTGAATCAAATAAGAGTTGCTGATGATATTAAAGCCTCTTTAAAAAATTATGAACCAAGAATTAGTGATATTCGTGTATCAGTAACAATTGCACCAGATACAAATGAAATGAATTGCACAGTTCAATATGAAATCGTTGGTCTGTCTACACCAACTCAAGAAGTGGACGTTCTTCTCTTTCCAGCTAGAGTATAATGGCTTTCGGACAATACACCAATTTAGATTTTGATCAAATTAAAACGTCTATCAAAGATTATTTGAGGGCAAACACTAATTTTACGGATTATGACTTTGAAGGGTCTAACCTTTCAATTATTATTGACGCATTAGCATATAATACATATACAACTGCCTACAATACCAACATGGCAGCAAATGAGTGTTTTCTTGACTCTGCAACACTTCGAGAAAACGTTGTTGCATTGGCAAGAAACATTGGTTATGTTCCAAGGTCTCGGAGATCAGCAAGAGCAAAAATATCTTTCATTGTAAGTGGTCTTTTAGAAACCTCAACGCTTACACTCAACTCTGGTATCGTTTGTAATGGTTCTGGTGAGAATACTAACTACATATTTTCCATTCCAGAGGATATTACAATTCCTGTGACAAACGGAGTTGCTGAATTCAACAACGTTGAGATATATGAGGGTAGTTATATCACACAAACCTTCACCGTTGATACTTCTTTGTTTAATCAGAAGTTTATTCTTGATAACTCATTTATCGATACTTCAACAATCAAGGTCAAAGTTAAACCAATATCAACCTCTACATCTACAGTCACATATAAACAGATTGATAACATTGTAGGAGTTACCTCAACTTCAAATTCTTACTTATTACAAGAAATTGAAGACGAAAGATATGAATTAATATTTGGCGACAATGTAATTGCTAAAAAGTTGTCAAATGGTAATGTAGTCACTGTTTCATACATTGTAACTGATGGAAGAGAGGGAAATGGAGCTTCCGAATTTAGTTTTGTAGGAAATATTACAAATCAAGATGGTGGATCTATCAACCCATCACTTATTGGTCTTGTAACGACTGAAGAGAAGTCAAGAGATGGTGATGAAATTGAATCTATCTCATCAATTAAGTATTTCGCTCCAAGAATTTACTCTTCCCAATATCGTGCAGTTACAGCATCTGACTATGAATCAGTTTTAGGTTATATTTACCCGAATGTTGAGTCTGTAACCGCTTTTGGTGGTGAAGAGATGAGTCCACCTCGTTTTGGTAAAGTTTTTATCTCAGTTAAACCTCGAAACGGTGATTTTTTATCTGATGAAACAAAAAGAGAGTTAATTCAAAGATTAAAGAGTTATGCAGTTGCTGGAATTGTGCCAGAGTTTATTGATTTGAAATATTTGTATGTTGAACTTAACACAACACCATATTATAATCCAAGTTTGAATGATGATTCAGATAATCTTAAAACTGGTGTTTCAAATGCATTGACTCAATACTCACGTTCAATTGATGTAAATAAATTTGGTGGTAGGTTCAAATATAGTAAGGCTGTGTCATTAATTGATAGTGTTGATTCATCAATTACATCAAATATTACTTTAGTGACAATTCGACGTAATTTGAGAGCGGTTTTGGGTCAATTTGCACAATATGAAGTTTGTTACGGTAATATGTTCCACACTCAGGAGAGTGCCTACAATGTGGTATCAACTGGATTTACAATTGAAGGTGTAACAGGCACTGTTTATCTTGCTGACGAGGTAATTAATCGTGAAAAAGGTCGAATATTTTTCTTTACATATACAGAAGGTGGAACTCCTAGCATTGTAAAGAAAAATGCTGGTACTGTCGATTATATGCATGGTGAAATTCTTATAGATACTGTAAATATAACTTCAACGGTAGTTGCAGACGGCGTGGTTGAAATTCAAGCAATTCCACATTCAAATGACATTGTTGGTCTTCGAGATTTGTATGTTAAGTTCGATATGACAAATACAACAATTAATATGGTTCAAGATTTAATCTCATCAGGAGAAAATACCTCTGGATCAAGATTTGTACATACGCACAGTTATTATACTCCAACTTTCACGAGAAAATCAAGTTCTCCTGTTTCAACAGCTGCTTCGATTCTTCCATCGACAGCTTCTTCGACTGGAACAACTACATCAAGTAGTGGTACAGTTACATCCACGAGTGCATCTACATCAACTTCAAGTTCTTCCACCTCCACATCCTCTAGTGGCGGTGGATCTAGCTACGGCGGCGGATATTAATGATAGACACATCAATACAAAGAGTTGAAATCAATCAGGTAATTGAGAATCAGTTACCTGAGTTTGTACAATCTGAGAATCCACTTTTTGTGGATTTTATGAAACAATACTATATCTCTCAAGAATATCAAGGCGGATCAATTAACATCGCTGAGAATCTTGACAGATATACTAAATTACAAACATATGTGGGTGCTGCACTTACAGAGTACACTGGATTATCCACAGATACACAATCTTATTCCTCTACAATATTCGTAGATTCAACAAAAGGGTATCCTAGCAAGTATGGTTTATTAAAAATTGATGATGAAATTATTACATACACTGGTATAGGAACAACTTCATTTACTGGTTGTGTTCGTGGATTTAGTGGTGTTGATAACATGGATCAACCTACAAAACCTGACTTACTATCATTTAATACAACTGTGGGTGCATCTCATACTGGCGGTAGTAAAGTTCATAATCTTTCAAATCTTTTTATTCGTGAGTTTTTTGCTAAACTTAAAAGTACATTTGCAAGTGGTTTTGAAAATCGTAAACTAAGCAGTAATTTAGATAAGGTTAAATTTATTCGACAGGTAAAAGATTTTTATCGAACAAAAGGGACTGAGGAATCATATAAAATTTTATTCAGAGTATTATACGGACAGGAAGTTAATATCATCAAACCATCAGAGTTTTTAATCAAACCATCTGATGCTGATTATGGTTTTGGTCAAGATTTTGTCGTTAAATCAATTACAGGTGATCCAAGAAATCTTAAGGGTTCAACTCTCTTTCAAGATATTGATAAAAATGATAACAATATTCGAGGTGCTTCTGGTGCAATATCAGATGTAAAAGAGTTTTTATATGGTGGAGAGAATTATTACCAAATCACAGTATCTCAAGATTCAATTAATGGTGATTTTGTAGTTCCAGGCAGAACTCGTGTTACTGATCCTGTGTCAATTGGTGCGACTACTATTACGGTTGATACAACTGTTGGATTTCCCACTAGTGGTTCTCTATCACTACCAACAGCAAGTATAGCAGGTGTTGTTACATATACAAGTAAAACATCAAATCAATTTGTTGGAGTGGACACAGCTCTTGATGCTTTAAGTATTGGTGATGATGTTCGATACAATAATGTCGCTTATGGATACTCTTTTGCGAATAATACAAAGAAAATTGAGGTTCAGATTACAGGTGTTTTAAAAGACTTTCCAATTCCTGATACAACTTTTTATTTTAATAAAGGTGATAAGGTAAAGGTTGGTTCATTTGGTGTTAACAAAAGTTCTGAAGATGGTAACTTCAGTTCCTTTGTTTACAACGCTGCTGTAAAATTTACTCCAAAAACTGTTACAAGACAATCAAGTAGTAGTTTTAGAATCGAAACTCTTTCTGATCATGGATTTTTAGAAGAAGACGCAATTGAAGTTTTAGATGGACAATCAGTATTAAAGGGAGTTGGTCGTGTTTTAAGTGTTGTTAGTAGTTCTACTTTCATATTAGGTGATTTGCCTGGCGTCGGTGTAAACAATTTTGCATTTATCAGAAGAAGATTAAAAAAAGGAAATAGTTCTCTTCACACAAATATTAACAAATACACAACTGATGTTCAAAACGTATATGATCATGACAGTGATAATGCATTAGCATTACCCCCACATCCTCATATGTACGTTGCCTCACCTTCTCTTCCAAGTTTAGGTAACGAACCTATAGCTGCACCAGATCGTTCTGTGACATGGACTGGCGCCACTGGTGGAGATGTCATACAATTAATACAGGTTACAGAAGGTGCAGCAGATCATGGATTCTATTCTGGAGAGGTTGTCACATATAGTGTGATTAGTGGATTCTTAGGTCAACTCATTGATGGTAAAAACTACTATGTGAGTCGTATTGATTCTAATAATATTCGTCTTGCAAACTCACTTCCAGACTTGGTGAATGGTGATTTTGTGGATGCCACTGGAAATGGAACATTTAAAATCTCTGTTCCTGATTTAGCAAACAAAAAACTTGAACATCAAAAATTATTGAAGAGATTTTCATTGAATCCTGTATTTGACGGGGCAAGGCGTGAGACAGCGCCAGGCGCCACTGGCATGCTTGTAAATGGTACAGAGATACTAAACTATAAGTCAGGTGATGTTATATTTTTTGGTGGTATTGAAACGATTGACGTTTTAGAAGGTGGGTCTCAGTTTGATGTTATCATTCCACCAAAAGTTAGTGTTGAAAGTTTAACTGGTGCTGGTGTGAGTGCTACTGCGAACATCAAAGGTTCATTTGAAAGAATTGATATTATAGACCCAGGCTTTGATTACGTTGCACCACCAATCATAGAAATCAGTGGTGGTAATGGTCAAAATGCGATTGCAAGATCAAGATTAAAACAAATTGATCACTTTATGGATTTTGATGCATCGTCTACAGGTAACGTAATTAATATCGCAGATGACACAATAGGTTTTGGAACATTTCATAAGTTCCGTGATGGAGAGGCAGTAATCTATAAAACATTCAACACTGGTGCGATTGGTATTGCTAGCGCTGGTATTACCACAACTGCGATTCAAATTAATCCAGATCAAAGACTTGTTGATGAATCAATTTATTTTGTATCGAAAGTTAATCAAACAACCATCAAACTTGCTAACAATGAGAATGATGCATTATCAAAATCAAATTTAATTAACTTAACTGGTTTTGCTGATGGTTCACAAAGATTTCAAAGTTTAAGAAAGAAGTTTGTTTTAGGTCAGATAATCATTGATAATCCTGGCGAGGGATATGAAAACAAGAGACGATTAATTCCTACTGCTGGTATTAACACATATTCCGATTTTATTGAATATACAAATCATGGATTTGAAGATGGAGAACTTATTCGTTATTCAAATAATGAAGTTAAGATCGGTGGTCTAGACACAGATCAAGATTACTATGTTTTAAAAATTAGTGATAGTCGTTTTAGACTTGCAGCTGCTGGAATCGGATCTACATTGTCTGATGCAAACTATCAATCAAAACAATTTGTTGGACTAACATCAGTTGGTTCTGGAGAACATGTATTTAATTATCCTCCAATTACTGTTCGTGTTAAAGGAACTATTGGAATTAACACAGCAGAACCAGAAAATTACCATGCAAGAGTGAATCCGATTGTAAGAGGTTCAATTACATCTATCAACGTTGAGAATGCTGGTCTTGGATATGGAAACGATTCTACATTTAATTTTAGTATTCCACCTCAAGTAAGAGTATCTTCTGGTTCATCATCTGAGTATAAGGCGATTGTTACTAATGGAAGAATACAATCTGTAATTGTTACTCGCTCTGGTGCAGAATATACATCTACTCCCGATTTAACTATTTTAGGTGATGGTGTTGGTGCAAAGATAATATCATCGATTAGTAATGGAAGAGTTGATTCAGTCACTGTTGATAATGGTGGTGTTGGATATTCAACTGCGAGTGTTGGAGTTCAAGAAGTTATTCCTGGCACAGGCGCTGTATTTTTACCAAAGATCAGATCTTGGGCAGTTAATAATGTCAAGAGATATGAAGATATATTCTATGGTGATGATGGATTTTTAACAAGAGGAGATAATGATGAAGGAATTAAATTTTCAACATTCTATGCACCAAGAGGTCTTAGAAAAATACTAAAGTCAAAAAATAGTGATGGAACAATTGACTATACATCAAATGACTTAAATATTTTAAACAATGCAGAACAAGTATCTTTAAATCACTCACCTATTATTGGTTGGGCATATGATGGTAATCCGATATATGGCCCTTATGGATATGATCGTAAGGATGGTGGTATC